AATTTTAATCCTGCAATTTCTGCGTTTCCTCGGCATATATCACTTATAATTGTTACAGGAGTGCCCTTGTCACGCTCTTCCAGTATCTTTTTTGCAAGAGATACCCTGTAATCTTGCTCTGCTTTTGCATAAGCCCTGCCCCTATTTCCTAGCTGCTGCAAGGCACTGTCTAGCAATGATACTTTTGCAGATAGCTCCTGCATAAGCTCTACGCCGCTCATAGGTAGTTTCTCCCGAACTCTGTCAAAAAGTCTTTGTCAGGATAGCTTTCAATAAAAGCTCTTTGTCCGATTTGCTTCAACCAAACATTCAACGCTTTTGAATGATGTACGCCTGGGTCACCTGGGATATTTTCATTGTGGTGCTTGTGACATAAGTACACTTTTAACCCGTATTTTTCACTTTTCTTGCGGTTGCTTGCACCAAAAATATGATGTTCTTCAAGACTTGCAGTTGTACCGCAGATATAACACACTTTATCTTTTTGTATGATAGATTTGCTCACTTTTTCCACCTCACACAACCATGCTTATCTGCAATTTCTATTTTTTCAATTGTTTCATTTTCAGTAAAAATTGACTTTACATAAAAACTCTCATTTGTAGCGATTTTCCCATTCTTTTCAAAAAACTCACCATCGTTTAACTCAAAAAAGATTTTAAGCCGTGTGTATAACTCACGTCCGATTCCCCAGTTAGTGCCTGCACGCTTGAAGCTATCGCTGGCATGTCCTTTTTTAGCGTCCATATTGCTTTCAGTGCCCGCATCTTCTTTCCAAACCCACTCTTTTTTCTCTGAATCATAAATGCCAATAGAACAAAATAAATTTCCATTGTGCTCTGAGTGCTTGCGTTGCCAGTTCATTTCTCCAACAGTTTCGTCCAGTATTTTTTGGTCGCATCTCGCATCTTTATATAGCAAAAGTTGAACATATTTTTTGTTCGGGTCTTTCTTTCCCTGCCTAATTTGTTGCACACGACACTCTATTTCATCCGCTCTTAACGCTCTAAACATCATTTTATTTCACCTGCAAATTCATACTTGTTTTAAGCTCTGCGCCTTCAAGTTCTTTTCCTTCTTTCATCAGCTTTGTAACATCTGCTTTTGGAATTTTTACTGTGGTTTCCGTAATACATAAATTTGGATACTTCTCTTTGAACGCTTCTTCATCAGCTATGTACAAAGATGTTGATTTTCTGAAAGAAATAGCATTTCTTGGTGTTTCCAATCTCTCCATACCGATAGCCTGCATGGAGCAAGACAAATAATGTTTCAGGCTATCAATTTGCGCTTTTTTTGACTTCATACGCTTGTCCAAAGCATCTTTTTCCGCTTTTATCGCAAGCATTTCAGCCTCTTGGTTTTTTATCATACATGCGATATTATCTGCCTTTTCGTTAAATTCTCCCTTGATACCCTCTAATGTATCTGCTACAGCTTCAATCGGGATTTCTTCATCCTCAACTGCCTGTAAAAATTGATTGTATTCATTACTGATTTCATATAGCTTCATTTGTCTAAGTCAATCCTCCACTCATACTGATAAAATTCAACGTCTTTGTATATAAAAAACTTCTTATAAGGATTCATCCAGTCATCTTGCTCTACTGTGCTCAACTCCACTCCCACTGCATGGGCTAATACTTCGATATCGTCTGTTACTCGAACACCGCCATTAAAAATTGGATACAGATTGGCTTTGCACTCTCGCTGTAGTTCTGTATATCCTTTGTACAGCTTTACCAAGTACTCTACATCATCAATGGTGTTCTGCTTATCATCTGCAAATG